ACCACCTTGAGGAACACCTCCAGCATCAGCGCCAGCAGCAGCTGCTCCAGCTTGCCAGTTATCGCCGCCTTCTTGGATTTGACTGATTTCATGCTGCAGTGAGGCATCTTTTCGTAGCCACTCTCTATTTGCTTTAATTTGCTCGTCATTCCAACCAAGAAACATCTTCTGAGCATACCCTTTAGATATAGACTCGTTCTGTGTAACAGTATTGAAGTTATTGAGTTTCAAATCGAGTACTTGTTGTTTACGTAATTCATAATAGTTACGTGGAGGTGTGAATTCAAGATCGAATACATTCTCACGTAAGTCAAAATTCTTCCAAAGGCCTTTGAGTTTGAGATGAGTAACAAAAGATTCTTTTAAGCCACGGGCGAATCTCTGCTGTAGACGAATAATAAAGTTGGCAAACTTTAGCTCTTCTCTCAATACAGTAGAATCTCCTGTATAAGTTGATTCGAGATCTGCTCTATTAGTTGGAACCTTAAGGGCCTTATATAGCTTCTTAATGAAATAAACTAGATCTTGAAGCTCACCAAGATTAGCTCCACCAGGTAGAGTTGTTACATTAGTACCTTCACTACCTTCTCGCTTCGGAAACCAGAATGCATCGAGAATCGACTGAGGATTGAAGGAATTAACTCTGCTACCTTCATCAAGATTAAAAGTTTTCTTTGACCAGTAGTTCTGCATTAACTTACGCATGTAAGCTTCTGCTTTTGGTGGAGCCATGTTACCAACATCTACGTTAAAGATTAGACGCTCTGGTGCTCTTACAAGTCGGTATATAATAATTGAGTCCTCTACCATTGTTAATTGTCGATATGCCCGTCGAGCATTCTCAATNAATGGAACTCTAAAAGTTTTATCTTCATTCCACGTACCAGAGTTAATATAAGTTACCTGATTCTTATCCAATGGAATAAAATCCTTGTCTTTTTGATGAGTAGGAGCTGTACCTGTCTCTTCTTTGTGGTGTTTTAATTTGCGCAACAAGTATGCTTTAACAGCCATGTTCTGGTAGTTGTCATACACTGGATCAATTAAGTGTGTAGGGATACTAATAGCTCCAAGTATACCACTCTCTGGGTGATCCTTGTGAATAATATTCTCAAAGTATAGCTCACCATCAATTAAGAGGTAGCGAAGGTATTCCCATCCTTTTTCTTTGAGCTCAAATATGTTAATAAACTTTCTGAACTCTTCATTGAGCTGTTTTGATACCAGTGGGTCAAACTCAACAACATCTCTAAACATTAACTTGATAATCTCACCGTTATCATCTTCGCACATGAAATCATCACAAATTTCATCAAGGGCATCTGCAACTTCTGCAAATACAGACATTGTTCTGTAGTCTCGCAGACGTTTACCCTTGTCTACATCAAGAGTAGCATACATTAGCTGGTTATAAGCTCTATCTGCAAGGAAGCTACCTACTGGTACATCAGAATCTGGTACAGGTGGTGTAACAACAGAGTGTTTTGATAAAAGATCCTGTCGTAATGTACCTGCTTTGTAGAATTCTTTATATTTAGGGTTCATACCCTGCACATCGTCAATGATGGCAGCTGGTGACCTGTAAGGCAATGCGTTTGATACGAACTGCTGTAAGCTTCTACCGAATGTTGATTTGTTTCCTTTGTCCATTATGTTATTGTACGCTGATTCCTGCTGAGTTAGCTTCATTTGCACTGAAAATACCATAACCAGCTGGGTTAATAGCAATAATATCAAGTGTACCTGTAGCTGTGAGCTCTGGGAACGTTATTGTAAAGACGTTATCGTTATTTATTGTATATGTTGTAATAGGAAAGCCACTTACTTCTGGGTAATTTGCAGAAAGAGATGTTGAAGGGCTCATGTTCGTACTAATACTTGATAAAGTAGTGTAATGATCATAAGCTGAAAGAGTATAGCTACCAGAAAGTAAATTAGTATTATTAGATGCACTCACCATAACACTTGTTATACTATTAAAGCTATATCCTTCGAAGGACTTAACTGCAGAGAAACCACATAACAGTGTTGTTCTAAAGTCACCAGTGAATTGAGGACGAGCAGATAGAGACCTCTTATCAAAATTACCACTAAAGCTCGTGGTATTGGTCATTGCTGTTGTAAGTTTAAATGTTCTACTCATAGTCCCTATTTATATTATACTCTATTATTTAATGAATAAACAACTTTACTCCATAGATTTTTTTAAAAAAGTTGTAGTAGGATTTGTATATGAGTATAAATAATTACATGACAGAGAGACAATGTAATGTTTGTAAGGAGATAAAGAATCTCGAATCCTTTTATAAAGTAAAAAAGAATAAATTCGGGCGAGGCTATGAGTGCAAAGAATGTGTCAAGCATAGACAGAGAGAATATAAAAATAGACCAGAAAGAAAAAAGATACAGAAAGAGAAGTACGAATTAAACAAGAAATCTATTCTCGAAAATGCAAGAGTATATAATAATACAGATGAGAGAAAGCAAGCAAGGAAAGAAAGATACAGTAAACTGAAAAATGATACCACTCATCTTGAAAAAAGGAAAGAGTGGTATGAAAACAATAGAGATGATTTAAGGGAATACAGGAAAGAATGGTACCAAAAAAATAAAGAATATTGTAAGGAGTATTGGTTAAACAGATACCATAATGACCCTGTTTATAAATTACAAATGTCATTAAGAGCACGCATACTTGGTGCAATAAGAGCCCAAAAGGCGCAAAAGGAAAGCAAGACAGAAGAGTTAATTGGGTGCACCTATAAAGAACTTAAAACGCATTTAGAGAATCAATTTACTGAGGGTATGTCATGGGACAATCATGGAGAATGGCATATAGATCACATTATACCATGTGCAGCTTTTGATCTAACAAAAGATGAGGAACAAGGAAGATGTTTTCATTACACAAATCTTCAACCTCTTTGGGCAAAAGACAATCTATCAAAAAAAGATAAGATTTTATGAGTACTCGAACCCCGATACTGGTACAAAAGTTGAATCTATTGTAAAAATATTTGCTACATTAGCATCAGTGTTTTCTTTGAATAACCATCCTTTAATAGTAAACCCTGTGCTTGCTGATACCCTATATGGTACTGTGCCAGATATCTCTGTAGGATAATCAAATGAGATATTACCATCCCATAGAACTTCAGATCTAATTTCTTGATCTGTTGTGAGGTTCTGCGACCCAGGTACCTTCCAACTAATAATAATATATGGGTTGTTGTAAGGTACAAAGTTAGATAGGATTTGATCCATGTCTGTTTGATACCTTGTAATTATATCCATACTAACACTTATGTTAATAGGTATTGGAGTGGGCATAAAATTCGTATCAATAGAACCACCACTAACAGATGGTGCTTTGGAGATGTAAAAACCTGGTATCTTATTAAAGACACGGTCATTATCTCTCGATACCCCATTCATAGAAACAGCCACTACAGGGAGCTTAATGTGCTGATTCTTATTAACCATGTCCTGCAGAACTCTTTCTTTAGGAGCATATATAAAGTTAGCTTGAATCTGTTCTTGAACGACCCGTTCTTTATTATATCGATCGATAACAATACTATTAAAAGCAGATACAAACTGCTTCATAATATCTTTAATCTCAAAGCCGTAATATTGTGTTTTCAATATTATTATTTATGCAAGGTTAATGATTTTCACAACGTTTAAGGAAATGTTGTGGTAGCATATGACTATACTCCCCTAAAACTCTTAATAGATTTGTATCCATGATGTACGTTGTACTGTGATCATTACCGTTCCTTGTAGTTCTACCACAAGCTTGGATGAGAGCTGTCAACATCTTCATTACATACCATTTCGGATCTTCTTTCATTAGTATTCTTATACGCTCTTCCATCATTGGTAAGTAAGGTAGTTTAATAATAATACCAAATCTGCCTTGATCATCTTTTAAATCTACACCGAATGTAAGAGACGAGCTCATTAAGACAGTTGGTTCGTCTTTCCTTTCAATATGCTCATTTACTATATCCTCATTATCTCTTACTCCTTTAATACGAGTCAGTAATCTCTTCTTGTACTTGGGATTAATATTATTATAAATGAACTCTGCAGTTTTATTTGTATGGGTATGTATAATACCNTTTTCNCCTTTATGGTGCTCAAGAATACCCTCGATATGCTTTATAATGCGAGTCTTGAGCATTGTCTGTAGATTACCNTTATTAAGAGGTTGATCTGGGAATACAAATATAGGTGACTTACTTGGATTGAAGCTACTTGGGTGATCAATAAAGATATACTCGTCTTTAGGTATACCAAGAGCTTTGGCAAAACTCTTTACATCTACAATTGTTGCAGACATTAAAACAATCTTCTCACCATGCTCGAATACATTACGACTCAACTTATCTACTTTGAGAGGAGTAAAGGTAGTTTTATGAACATTATGGTTAACAAGATACTTACATTCATTGAATGTGTTAATCAGGTTTTTGATATTCTCATGCAGTAGAGTGGTCTTACGAAGCTCGAGAACCATTTTATTGCGACCAGAGAATTCCTTCTTCTTTTTACTTAGATGGTCTTTAGTGTCTTTAATATGATCTCCAATGTCAGCATAAATGCTACTCAGACTCTCATATACCTTTTCTTTTTTAATGGAATAGCGAAAGCTTGTATTATATTTTCTGAGAACTTTATGATTCAACTCAAAAGTAAATTCAGATACAAGAGCATCTTCTAACTCAGAAGCCTCGTCGCATATAATATATTGTCTCTGCTTTAGTTTCTCATCCATTGTCAAGAACTTACTGTAGCTCATAGAACTAAACTGGCTCTTAACAGCTTTATCCATTGCATTGTAATAGAAGCAGCATTTATCGCTCTTACATTTACGCAATTGAGCTGGAAGATAATTACATGGCGCAGTATCAACTTCGAATTGCTCATCAAGTGCACAATTATAATTACCTTTGCCTTTTAAGTCAGCAGTATCGGAAAATAATTCACTGTATTGATTCTGTAGCTGCTTTGTAGTTGTGAGGACAATTGCTCCGTGAGTTGGTTCTCTATGACTCTTTTCTCTGTTATAGATTTCGCCAGAATCAACTATATCAACAAACCCTGGAGATGCCTCTGGAGTTGTATTACCTATAGTTTTAGCCACAAGACTCTTACCTGTACCGGTAGGAGCCTGAACAATAATAAAGCGTGCATTAGATTTGAGAGCATCGTCTAGTTTATCTAATAACGATGCTTGATCACTACGTGGCTTGTATCCCTCAGGGAAGCTATTAATCATGTATGTATTGTAATCACTAACGTAGAATTATGAAACTTATTTTTCAAGCTTTTTAAACAATTCTGCATCTTGAACTTTTCGATAGGATCACCGAAATGAAGATGTTTGTTGTGATAATAGAAAGTAAGCTGATTATCTTCGATTTCAGCTTTGTAGGGATATGGAAATTCGAATTTTTTAGATCCTTCGAAGATCAATTTGTAGTTAAAGTCTTTAAACTCGTAGAACATTAGGCGGCCTCTAACAACCTCTTTACCTCTTAATTCAACTCCAACACTACCAAGTAATGCCTTTTTAATACCTTGTTCGATTTGTTCTAATTGACTATTCATTTTATTTTTTTATGAGTTCATAAACCCAATTTTTTGTTCGGTTGTGAGAGGAGCAAACTTTTCGGCAAAGGCATCCCAAAAAGAATCATTAGCCTGCCAACTCTCTATAAGGTCAACAGTGTCGCAACTTATTGTACGCCAAGACTGCATAAATATATCCCAGGTGATAATAGTATTTTCATTTGCAGTATTGTATCTAGGGGCACTCGTCGCTTGTTTGAAGTTAAGAACTGTGCGACCATTCACACTCCCAAGTAAAGAGAGATTATTTGTACAAAGCATTCGCCTCGTACTTGGTTTTCCTGGTTTGGGGTGTCTGCGAAGAAAACGAATATCACAGACACTCCCATTTAAGGAAGATAGTAGACTACTCCTCGCTATTATCATTAGATGAATCTGGTTGACATACACCGAAAATACGCTCTTCATTTAAGAAAAGACAATTACGGGTAGATCCGATACCTTTGACAGAGATGTTATCGACTTTAATGCCCTTATCATCTGGAAAGCAAACAAGGTCGCCTTCACTTGCATATTTAGCAAGCGGTCCTGCAAGGATAACACGAGCAATACGCCATGTTCGCTGTACTTGAGATAGTGGAATGTGAAGACCGCCTCTCAGAACCGATTGTCCGTCGTCAGAAAGATCTACATACTGTAGAAGAAGGATATCATCAAGTACCTTGGTCAATTCATAACCATGGAGACTAAAAGTATCATTCTGATACGTATCGAGATCAATCAAACTTCTCTTCGCTGTTTTGTCAAATGCGTCTCTTTGCGAGTCTGTCAGCTTAATACCTGAATTGTCTAATGCCTTTTCGAAATTGCTCATAATTTAATTTTATTTACTTGCATACTTTTTAATGTCAATATCAAAATCCTTAACATACATGTCTACTTCACGTCTTGATATCTCATGAAGTTTAGCACACTTGTCATAATCTCCTTTTTTCTCATTTTTCTTCTTAATGTACCTAATAAACTTCTT